GCAATTATGGAGCTGATGGTATTGTAGGACCGCACCACGAAAAAGAGGGAAGTTATTTTACCATCAAGCAGAAATGTTTACGTACCCTATAGATATTAAAACATATAAAACAGAAAAAGGGGTAAAAATAAATTATAGTTTGCAAGACGTAATAGAGCAATTTCGCACTGGATTACACACAGCATACGAAGAAAATTATGAAATAATTATTGGTATAGCAGATCGATAGGAGAAGATAGATGTGAAGTTCCTTTATAAAACAAATTATATAACTAAAATATTTATTGTCGGAATTGCATCCATAGGTTTATGCATATTATCACACAAAGCAAATTATGTGATAATTCCAATGCCACAGAAAAATGTTTCGGAATATCATTCTGGAATTTTAACAATTAATTCTATATTTAGTGGATTTGCATTGACTAATTTAGGAATATTGTTGACGATGTCAGATGATCAGCTTATAAAAAAATTAGAGGGAACTGATATTTTAAAGAAAAGGAATGTTGTAATTGGACATTCTATTATTTTTGGAGCTGTTTCAATATTTATTTCAGTGTTCTGGGTATTAAAAGTGAATCTTAATTTTATTTCCTGTATAATTGGAAAAGAGAACTTTTTATTAGTTAAAGAATTTTTCTTTTACACAGAGATTTTATCTCTTATAATTAGTATATTTTATTTTCTTTTATCAGTTGAAAAAATGATACAGTTATTAAATTTGCTTCATATACCAAGAAAAAAATATACGGATGATGAAGTTAGCAAATTAAAAGAACAGATATACGACAAAAGATAATGAAAAGGGCAGCCTACGGGGCTGCTTTTTCTATACTCAAAAAACGAAACGAATGAGAGGTGGTGAGGCTTGGCAAGAGCACCTGATCAGAGAGTAGAGCAGGCCAGGGCATTATACGCGAAAGGCCTGAAATTAATAGACATTGCCAGCCAGCTGGGCATTCCGGAGGGAACAGTCCGAAGCTGGAAGAACAGACACAATTGGGACTGCAACGTTGCAAAAGAAAAATGCAACGTTGCAAAAAGAAAAGGAGGCCAGCCGGGAAACAAAAATGCCGAAGGTCATGGCGGTACCGGACCACCTCAAAATAAGAATGCAGTCAAGACAGGAGAGTTTGAAACTCTCTTTTTTGATACCTTAAATCCAGAGGAAAAGCAGTTAGCTTCCTTGATCCAGCCGGATAAAGATCAGCTTTTGCTCCAGGAAATCCGTCTTCTGACAGTCCGGGAACACCGGATGCTGAAAAGAATCGAATCCCTCCGAAAGCTGGAAGAACAAGAACCGGCAGCAGGATCTGATGAAGAGAACATCCCTCCAGGAATGTCAGTAACAGAATACAGTTCCGGCATAGAAAAGGGAAAGCCTACTGAACTGAAGAAGTACGAAGGAATCCTGGGCCAGATCCAGGCAATAGAAGATGCCCTGACCAGAGTACAGGCAAGGCAGCAGAAAGCCATCGAAACCTTGCACAAGTTTGGATATGATGATGCCCGTTTGGAACTTGAGACAATGCGATTCGAATTTGAACTCTTGAAGCAGGATGGACAGAGCGAAGAGACTGGTGATGATGGTTTCCTGGATGCGATGAATGCATCTGCAGAATCTGTTTGGGGTGATGTAGATGTATGAAAAGATATCAGCATTAAGAGAACGCCTCAATAAAATGAAACAGAACCGGTCAGCGAAGCAGAACGGACAGACATTTCATTTTTCTCCATTTTCGCAAAAGCAGAAACAGGTTCTTACCTGGTGGTGCGAAGGATCACCAGTACATGACAAAGATGGAATCATAGCAGATGGCGCGATCCGATCAGGAAAGACCATCAGCATGTCCCTATCATTTGTTATGTGGGCAATGAGCACCTTTAACGGTCAGAACTTTGCCATGTGCGGAAAGACCATAGGATCCTTCCGGAGAAATGTTCTGTTCTGGTTGAAACTGATGCTCCGGTCAAGAGGATATTCCATCACGGATCACAGGGCAGACAACCTTCTGACCATCCGAAAAGACGGAAAAGAAAATTACTTCTACATCTTCGGTGGCAAGGATGAAAGATCTCAGGATCTTATCCAGGGAATTACCCTGGCAGGTGTGTTCTTTGATGAAGTTGCCCTGATGCCAGAGAGCTTTGTGAATCAGGCAACAGGACGTTGTTCTGTAAAGGGAAGCAAGTTCTGGTTTAACTGCAACCCAGATGGCCCATATCACTGGTTCAAATTAAACTGGATAGATAAATCTACAGGATACCTAGGAAAAGAGCAATCAGACAGGATCCGACAAAAGGCAGCAGAAGAAGAAAAAGAATCCGGATTAAAAGAGATCCTTTATCTTCATTTTACAATGGATGATAACCTGTCTCTGGATGAAGAAGTAAAAGCCAGATACCGAAAGATGTACGTGGGAGTATTCTTCAAGCGCTACATTCTAGGATTGTGGGCGGCAGCAGAGGGCATTATCTATGATATGTTCGATGAAGAAAAGCATGTCCAGAATATCCGTGATTTCTTTCAGTTGCTGATCAATGGAAACAGATACGTATCCTGCGATTACGGTACCCAGAACGCGACAGTGTTTCTGCTTTGGAATAAGGGAATCAATGGAAAATGGTACTGTATCCGGGAATACTATTATTCCGGAAGGGCTAAAGGCAGGCAGAAAACAGATTCAGAATATGCAGACGATTTGAAAAAGTGGCTGGACGGTACAAAGATCAGAGCAATGATCGTGGATCCATCGGCTGCTTCTTTTATTGCAGAACTCCGGAAACGGGGATATAAGGTCCTGAAAGCCAACAATGATGTTCTGGATGGAATCCGGCTGGTTGGAATGCTTCTGAACCTGGAGAAGATTGTCTTTGCTTCTTCCTGTAAAGAAACCATAAAAGAATTTGCTTCTTACATCTGGGATGAGAAAGCCCTGGAAAGAGGAGAAGACAAACCGGTGAAACAATTCGATCATTGTTGTGACGCTGTGAGGTACCTATGCAGCACCATAATCGGCAGAAAAGCAGCACGTTTCCGAGAGATAAGGAGGTGAGAAAAATATACACATTTACAATACCGAGAGAAAGTTTCGATGAGTTAAATCCGGATAAGCAGGTGATCCGCCAGCTGATCAGCAAACACATCAGTAAGGTGGACCGGCTGAAGAAGAATATGTCCTACTACGAAGGAAAGCACAAGATCCTGGATGAGACCAAACGGGAAAACCGCCTGGTGTGCAATCATGCAAAAGACATCTCTGATACAGCCAGTAGCTATTTCATTGGTAACCCAGTGACTTACAAATCCGATGGAGACATCAAGTCCCTAACAGATGCACTGGAGCTGGCCGGAGCGGACGAAACAGACGGAGACAACGGTCTGGAGGCATCCATCTACGGCCTGGCTTACGAATATGTCTATGTGAAGGAAAACGAGAACAACCTGCAGACCAAGAACTTGTCTGCGGAAAATACCTTCATGGTAAAAGACGACAGCATAGAGGAAAACGAACTCTTTGCTGTCTATTATTATATCCGGAAAGATGATTCCGGGAAGCTTCCGGACCACTATATGGCCACAGTAGTGACCACAAACTATAAGTACGAGCTGGACATCGAGAACAGCAATACGATTCAGGCAACCACAGAGCCGGCGGTGCCCCATTATCTTGGTGAGATCCCGATCATTGAATACCTGAACAATAAACTGGCCATCGGAGATTTTGAACTGCAGATCCCACTGATCGATGCATACAATGCGCTGATGAGCGATCGTGTGACCGATAAGGAGCAGTTTATTGATGCGATCCTGGCTATCTATGGAACATTGCTGACCGATGAGGACGAACCGAACACTGAGGATGAAGACGAGAGCATCCGAAAGGCCAAAGCCCGTCTTAAAAAGTACAAGGTTCTTGAGATGCCGGACACAGCCAAAGCAGAGTATCTGACCAGGACTTTTGATGAAAACGGTGTGGAGATCCTTAAGAAAGCCATTGAGCAGGATATCCATAAGTTTTCCCACATTCCCTGTATGTCAGATGAAAGCTTCGGAGGAAACGTCAGTGGTGTGGCTATGGAATTTAAGCTCCTGGGTATGGAAAATATCACAAAGATCAAGACCAGATATTATAAAAAAGGTCTGAGAAAAAGAGTTCGGATATTCTGTAACTATCTGGCTTTACACGGAACCAGCATCGATCCATCCGGAATCACGATGACATTCACCAGAGCACTGCCGAAAAATCTCCTGGAGATATCCCAGATCGTGGCAAATCTGTGGGGAAAGGTAAGCCGTAAGACCTTGCTTTCCCAGGTCCCGTTTGTGGATGATGTGGATGAGGAACTGAAAGCCCTGGAAACAGAGGAAGAAGAGAATCTGAAGCGGCAGCAGGAAGTCTTTGGATTGCAGGACAATACGCCACCGGAGCAGGATCCTGATGATGGGGAAAAAGTAAATGAGTAGGAAATACTGGGAACAGAGATCTGCCTGGGATATGTATCAGTTTATGGAGGATGCAGAAGAAACAGCAGATTTCATTGCCAGAGTATACCGGAAAGCCTCTCTCCAGCTGGAATATGCTGCAAGAGATATCTTTGAGAAGTTCATGACAAAATATGGTCTGTCAGAAACAGAAGCCTGGCAGATCATAAATTCCATCCAGGATAAAAACTCCATTGATCAGCTGAAACAGGAACTCCAGAACAGGAAAAAGGACAGTGAGATTCTGAAACAGCTGGAAGCTCCGGCGTACCGTGCAAGAATGGAACGCCTGCAGGATCTTATGACACAGGTAGATGCAGTGATGCAGCAGGTGTATCAGCAGGAGAAACAGTTCGATACCAAACTTCTGGAGCAGCTTGGAGAAAAAGCGTATTATCATTCCATCTACAATATGCAGAAAGAAACTGGCCTGGCATTCAGTTTTTCTCATGTAAGCAGGAAGCAGATCGACCAGGCTCTGCAGATGAAATGGTCCGGAAAACATTTTTCAGACCGTATCTGGCAGAACACACAGCAGCTTGCAGATTCCTTGAAGGATGAATTGCTGATCAGCCTCCTTACCGGCCGGACAGACCGGGAAACAGCGGAATCCATCCAGGCCCAGTGCGGAGGGGGAGCAAAGCAGGCCAGGCGATTGGTAAGAACAGAATCCTGTTACATGGCAGGAGAATTGACTGCACAGAGTTATATTGACTGCGGGATCAAGAATTATCGCTATGTGGCTGTGTTGGATCTTCGTACCAGTAAGATCTGCCGAGAGTTGGATGGAAAGGTTTTTCCAGTGAAAGACCGGAAAGCCGGAGTGAACTATCCGCCCATGCATCCATATTGCCGCTCTACAACGATTTCTGTCATAGATGATAAAATCCTCAGGAACATGAAAAGAAGCGCCTACAACCCGGAAACAGGGCGTACAGAGATGGTTCCTGCGGATATGACCTATGAACAGTGGTATGAGAAATACGTCAAAGGAAATCCAAAAGCAGAAGCCCAGGAAAAGGCAGTCAAGAACGCTGCATCAGACAGGAAACAGTATGATCAGTACCGGGAACTCCTTGGAAAAGACATGCCGAAACATTTTGCAGACTTCCAGGAAATGAAGTATAATGATCCTGAGAAGTGGGAATTGCTCAGGACTTATGCTCGTTCGGTGAAGAACGGAATGATATCTCCACTGTCCGGTTTTAAGAATTATCAGAAGATCTATGATGAAATCAATGAAAAAGTTGTTGGAGTCAAAACTTGTGAGGGAACCGAAGTAACCAGACAGAGCAAACACTTCATGGAGAGAGTGATCGGAACCATGAAAGATCCTAAAACTGGACGACCACGATCGGGAGTATCGGTGGAAGGAATAAAGGATGCGCTGGAGAAACCGGCGAAGGTATTTCCTGTGAGAACGGATCCTGGTGGAGAAAAAAGTCAGAAATATATGGGCAGAAACGGAACAGTTTCAGTAGATCCAGATACGGGAGTTCTGATTCAATGTAATCCAACAGATTCAGATTATGTGAGGAGAATAAGAAATGGAAATGCGAAGATTTGAACTGACGAATGAACAAATTGAATTTCTTAAAGAAATGTATCCTGACAATGAACTTGTTCAGAGAGTACTGAGTCATGAAAACAACGGAGTATTTGAAGTAGATGTGGATACCAAAATTGATTTTATGGAGTACATGGAAGATGAGTCGGTATATTGGATGAATCCACATCATGAGCCATCAGCAAAAACATATATGCTCGAATCAATAAGGGATGATATTTATTATCAGACCAACTGATACCACCAGTCAGAAATGGCAGGTGGTATTTTTATACACTTTTTTAAGAAAGAGAGGACAAGAAATGAAGAAATTATTTATCAGTCAGCCAATGAATGGCAAAGCAGACGAGGAGATTCTTGCAGAGTGAAAGGTGGCAATCAAAGCAGCAGAAGAGTTGTTGAGAGAACCTGTAAAGGTTATTGATTCTTTCTTCCGGTCAGCACCGGTAGGAGCAAAACCACTGTGGTTTCTTGGAAAGTCTCTGGAGCTTTTAGCTGATGCCGATATCGCCTATTTTGCAAAAGACTGGCAGAAAGCAAGAGACTGTAAGATTGAGCATGAGTGTGCAGTTGAGTATGGAATTCCGAGAATTGAACATGCGTAGGAGGCAAGGGATGGGAAACGAAGAATTTTTAAGGCTTTGTAAGGCAAAAGTAGCTGAATATACAAATTCACACATGGACAAGACCGACGGAAAACAGATCACTGTACAGGATGTGTACGTGGTATGGAGTTGTAAGACATTACAGAACAGTAAAGCACTTCTGAGCACGACTGTGCCGGATGGAATGTATTATGAGCTGACATATAACGGAGATAAGCACGAATTATACTTTGACGCTTATAAGAAGTTTCAGAACATATGCTTTAAACTGTAATTGCGCCGGCGCAACGGAGGGGAGGTGAAGAGAATGAAAGTAAAATGCATCAAAAGATACAGCGACATCTGCTTGAAAGAAATCGTCGAGAAGGGAACTGTTCTGGAAGTAACAGAAAGCAGAGGGGAACATCTGATCAGCGAGGGTGTTGCAGAGGCAGTAAGAGAAGCAAAGGCAGCAGCCAAAGGGAAGGAATAGGTGATCCAATTATCTCCCGGTGAGACGCAGGGTGAAGCGTCTTATTTTTTTATGCCTTTTTCCGCCAGGCGTTAAAGAAGTGGATTCCACAAACTGAATGGCTCGGGCGTGAGAACGAATAGGCTGGGCAGAAAGGAAAAGATATGAGAAACAGAGTATTCAAAGCAATGTGTAAAGTTCCAATGAACCTGCAGTTATTCGCAGAAGGCGGAGACGGTGCTGGGGCCGGTGAGAACAATGGCGGCGGATCTGGCGAAGGTACAGGCGGCGAAGGAGATAATCCTCCATCTTTTGATGATTTCCTGAAAACAGGCGGTAATCAGGCGGAGTTTGACAGACGTGTCCAGAAGGCAGTCAATACGGCAGTGACAAACGCACAGGAGAAGTGGCAGGCACTGACGGATGATAAGCTTTCCGAAGCTGAGAAATTGGCCAAGATGACCAAGGAAGAAAAAGCGCAGTACATGCAGAAGAAAAAAGAAAAGGAACTTTCCGACAGGGAGGCAGCAGTAACCAGAAGTGAGCTCATGGCAGAAGCAAAGAACAACCTGTCAGACGAAGGACTTCCGGTGGAGCTTGCAGAAGTACTGAATTATACAGATGCAGATGCCTGCAAGAAATCCATGGAAACCGTCAAAAAAGCGTTCCAGACTGCAGTTGAGAAAGCAGTCGATGAGAAGCTGAAGGGCGGCAAGCCTCCGAAAAAAGCACCAGAAACAAACACACAGGAAGCCCTCGAAAAACAGGTATACAACCTGATGATGGGCAATTATTAAAGGAGAGTGAAATAAATGGCTATTAACACATTAGCAACAGCTACATTATTCCAGAACACACTTGATAAGATTGCAGTCCAGGAAGCTACTACTGGTTGGATGGATGCCAATGCAGGACAGGTAATCTACAATGGCGGTGCAGAAGTTAAGATTCCAAAGATGAGTGTTAATGGAATGGGAGACTATGACCGTGATAACGGATATCAGAAGGGTTCCGTAACACTTGAGTACGAAACAAGAAAAATGACTCAGGACCGTGGCCGTCTGTTCCAGCTGGATCCGATGGATATCAATGAGAACAACTTCGTAACAACCGCTTCAGCAGTAATGGGAGAATTCCAGAGAACACAGGTGGTTCCTGAGATTGATGCTTACCGTATTTCTAAGATTGCTACTGAAACTATTACTGCAAATAAAGCAGGCATGGTTGGTAAAGGTTATACACCTGGTGCAACAGGAACATCTGCACTGCGTAAGCTGAAAGAAGGTATCAAAGCAATCAGAGAGGGGTACAATGGTGTTCTTGTATGCCAGGCTACACCAGATTTCATTATGGAACTGGAACTTGAGCTTGCAGGCAAGATCACATCAACAACGTTCTCTAAAAGTGGAATTCAGACTCAGGTTCCGTCTGTAGATGGCGTTCCGATCATTGCTACACCTTCCAACCGTATGTACAGTGCTATCAAGATTAACGATGGTAAGACAAGCGGTCAGGAATCTGGTGGATATGTAAAAGGTGAAACTGCGAAGAATCTGAACTTCTTTATCTGCCCAATGTCAACTCCGATCGCAGTTACCAAACAGGATATCATGCGTATCTTTGATCCGGCAACAAACCAGAGAATGAATGCATGGCAGATGGATTACCGCCGCTTCCATGACATCTGGGTACTGGACAACAAGCTTGATTCTATCTATCTGAGTATTCAGGAGGCAGAGTAATGTTACTGATTCGTAAGAATGTAGAACGAGAAGCAGAGGGCGCAGCCGTTAAGAAACTGATCGATGAAGGATTTATTCCTGTTGAGATTGAGACTTCTGAGCCAGCTACAGAGCCGGACTCTCAGGCTGACAGCAAGCCAATTGAAGATATGACAGTGGAGGAACTGAAAGCTCTTGCAAAAGAGAGAGGCCTGACAGGTGTATCTTCTCTGGCAAAAGCTGATTTGCTTGAAATTCTGAAAGGGTGATCACATGGCAAAAGAAAGAGACATTGTGAAAATCATAACCTTAACAGGAGAAAAGGACGAAGATCTGATTGAACTTTTACTGGATGATGCGGAAGAATTTGTCAAATCCTACACAGGCAGAAAAAACATTGTAACCGGTCTGGAAAAGGCGGTCAGAGATCTTACTGTGATCGCACTGAACCGGATGGGAACAGAGGGAGAAAAAGCGAGAAGTGAGGGTGGAGAGAATTATACCTTTGATGACGCTCCCAAACAAATCTACGACACTATGAACAGATTTCGCCTTGCGCGAGTGGGAGGTAAGGCTTTTGAGGCTTCGAAGAAGTAGGACTGAAACGTATTATCACAAAAAGCGTATAGTTGAAAAGGATAGAGAGGGCAGTACCAGAGAATCATATGGTACTGCTTCTTCTGTAGAGGGGGAATCCTGGCCGGCATCCGGTAAGGTACAGGCACAACAGTATGGAGAACGTCTGAATTATATCCGTAATGTGCGGATATCCGGAAAGTACGAAGTGAAACCAGATGAAAAGGGAAGAATGCATTATATTCTCGAGAATGGTACAGACATTCAGGAATCAGATGGGATATGTCTCTTTGTTGGAAAAGATGCAGTACCGGATTACAGGATCATCTCTATTAAGCCATACAGGATGTTGAGTTTGGAGGTAGAAAAGCTGTGAGTGTGAGCGGTGCAGATGATATTGACAGGGCATTGGAAAAATTATCAGGGCTGGATATGAAGCAGGCCGTAGCCGATGCGATTCAGCTTGTGCGATCAGCGGCAGTGAATAACTGTAGCGTAAACACTGGTGAGCTGAGACAGAGCATCTTTGCAGATGTAGAAGGAAACTCTGAAAAAGCGGAGGGTATTTGCTGGACAAACAAAGCTTATGCTCCTTATGTGGAATTTGGTACCGGTCCGAAAGGCCAGGCTGATCATGCAGGTATATCTCCGGACGATACACCAGTGTATTCACAGTCTCCATGGTGGATCCATGAGAGCCAGGTTGACAGGACCATAGCTGAGAGATATCGGTGGTTCTACATTGATACTCCACAAGGACGCTTTTACCAGTGCACAGGACAGCCTGCACATCCATTCATGTATCCTGCACTGCATGATAACGAGGACAAGATCATGGAGAACATGAGTGCAAGTTTTAAGGCTGATATAGGAAAGGTATTAGAATGAAGAATATCAAAGAACAGGTATATAAGGCATTATGCGCTGTGACAGAGAATGTATCGGATTCTTATCCACGTACATGGGCGGAGGACTCCACTATCCAGTACACAGAAGAACAGAACAATGTATATGAGTTCAGCTCCAGTGCTGAAGGTGTAATAGAGGACAAGTCCTTTGTACGTTACAGAATTGATATCTGGAACCGAAACAGCACATCTGCAGATGCTCTTGCAGTGGATAATGCAATGAAAGCAACAGGATTGAAGAGAACTGAATGCCAGGATGTTCCGGATCCGTCCGGAATGAAGCATAAACAGATGCGTTATGAAGGCATTATTGATATGGAATCAGATGAAGTTTATTGGACATAGGAAAGGGGAAATAACGATATGTTAGCAAATGGAACAACATTAGGCTATCGCAAACATACTGGCGGAGAAGCCTCCGGAGCGTACACAGATCTTCCTGGATTAAAAGAGATTCCGGAAGTTGGTACTGAGATTGAGAAGGTAGATAATACCTGTCTTACAGATCCTCATAAAATGTACGAGCAGGGCATTGGCGATCTGCCGGATATGGTGTACAAGTTTAAGTACGACAACAGTAAAGCTGGAAGTCCATACAGATTGATGAGAGATGCAGCAGCTGCTAAAGAGGTCTGGGATTTCCAGGAGAAAAACAAAGACGGTACAGTTACAGAGTTTACTGCTCAGTTCTCAGTTAAGAGAACCGGTGGAGGAGTAAATGGTGTCATTGAGTTTGACGTTACTATGGCTGTGCAGTCCGAAATCAAACAGACTGATCCGGCATAAGGAGGAGTTAGATGGAAAATCTTGGTGGATTAGATGAAGTAGAAGTTAAAGAAAACAAGACAGAAGAGACAGTAGTTTCACTGGAAGGGAAAAAGGCGAAAAGAAAACCTTTCCATTACTGGGAAGTAAACGGCCGCCAGTTCCGTTTGAAACTCAAAGCATCTACAGTTGGGAAACTGGAAAACAAATATCATCAGAATATCATGAATATGCTGGATGATATTCCTCCGCTGTCTGTCATGCTTACGATCATTCAGGCGGCAATGGAACCATGGGAGCATGGAATGACCTATCTGAAGGTTCAGGACTTATATGATTCCTGGACAGAAGAAGGCGGCAACCAGTCAGATCTCTATACAAAAGTCATCCTTCCGACATTATCCGTATCTGGTTTTTTTACTGCGGATCAGGCGGAAGCACTGAACGAAGAGATTCAGAACGTCTGAGTGATTTTATCCAGGAACTGTATGTAGAAGCTCTTGATGCAGGTATTCCGATCGAGACTTTTTGGAATTGTTCGATAGCGGAAAACATTGACCTGATCGAGAGTGCATACAGAAGAATGGAAAGAGAACGAAAAAGCCGAATTTCAGACAACTGTGTACTGGCAGAAGCAATAGCTGCCAATGTTACATTATTGTTTGATGATGGCAAGAAACCGTTCCTGAAGCCGTGGGACTTCTATCCGGAGCTGTTCAAGGAAGAGCAGCAGATCTATGAAAAGGAAGAGGAAGAACGACAGTGGCAGGAATATATGGAACAGCGAAGAGAATATAACGCAGCATTTAACCGCCGGATACAGTCATAATGTGCCGGCGGATTTTTATAGGAGGGAGGTGAGACCATGGGTGATACACTTCATAAAATGGAGGTCAAAATCGAGGGTGATTCTTCTGGCTTGAAAAAAGAGATGGAATCCAGCCGCCAGGAAGTAAAGCGTGGTGTTGAAGCTATTCAGAAAGAAACTGAAAAGATGAAGAATCCTTTCAGAAATCTGACAAGCAGTAAAACACTGAGTTCAGTACGTGCTTCCATGAAGAAAATTAAAGATTCCTTTGCATCATTTTCACTGAAAGACAAAACAAAAGAATTCCAGATCAAGGCTGGTATTAAGGTACCAACTGAAGAATATAAGAATGTTATTTCTGATATTGATAAGGTACAGGCTAAACTCGACAGATATTATGAACGAAGAGATAAAGCAGAGTATCTTGGAGTTGATAAAGAAAGCAACAGTTGGAGAGGACTGGCATACGACATTGAAGGTGCTGAAAGAAAACTGAAAATGTACCAGACTGACAAGAAGATGATGGAAACTGACGGGACGGATGTACAGCGTCCTGTGTCCTTGAAAAGTCTTATTGGAAAATCTGTAATAAAAGGATTTGGCGGTGCTCTTAAGGGAGTGACCTCAGGTGTTAAATCACTGGCAAGTGGTCTGATTCAGAAAGCTTCTGGAGCATTTGGTGCTCTGATACAGAAGTTTGCTACTGGGATTCCAATTCTGAAAAGAACAAGATCTTCATTTAATGGTCTTGGAACAGCCGGAAAAGGCCTTGGAGGAATACTGAAAACAATCGGCATGACTGCAAAGTTCATGTTTGCAAGCTTTGTGATCCGTGGAGCAATAAACGGAGCAAAAGAAGGCTTCCAGAATCTTGCACAGTATTCAAGTTCAACAAATGCAAGCCTTTCCATGCTGATGTCTTCACTGACTCAGCTGAAGAATTCGCTTGCAACAGCATTTGCTCCGATTCTTGATGTAGTAGCTCCGATTCTGAATCAGTTCCTGCAGATGATCATAAGGGCCGTGAATGCTGTAGGACAGCTCATGGGCGCTCTTACAGGAAAATCTACAATCGTCAGGGCTAAGAAAGTAAACCAGGATTATGCTGCAAGCCTCAATGGTACATCTAAGGGGCTCAAGAACAATGCAAGTAATGCCAACAAAGCTCAGAAAGAAGCTGAGAAGTACAAGCGTACACTGTTAGGCTTTGACCAGATCAATAAGATGGATGATAACTCATCCTCTGACACTGGATCCGGCGGAGGGGCAGATGCTGGAGCTCTGGGCGGTATCGACAACATGTTTGAAACCACTGCAGTACAAAGCAAGTTTAAAGACCTTGCGAAGCTGATCAAGGATTCCTGGAAGAATGCAGACTTTACTGAAGTAGGTGCTATCGTTGGTCGTAAGCTCAACGCAGCACTGCAGAGTATTCCATGGGATGAGATCAAGAACACTTCGAACAGAATTGCAAAGAGCATTGCTACATTTCTGAACGGATTCATTGAAACAACAGATTGGGGACTGGTAGGCAGCACTCTTTCTCAGGGATTAAACACAGCAATTGGATTTGCAAACACGTTTGCGCAAAACTTCCACTGGACTAGCTTAGGAAAAGCCATCTCTGACGGAATCAATGGTGCTGTTAAGACGTTCGATGCTGCCACTGCAGGACAGACGATCAGCAATGTAGTGAAAGGTATTCTTGATTCGTTCATCACAGCTGTAGAGAATACAGACTGGCAGCAGGTCGGCAAAAAGGTTCAGGAGTTCCTTATCAATATTGACTGGAAAGGCATTGTTGAAAAGCTATCAGAAGCAATTGGCGCAGCATTTGGAGGCTTTGCAGCATTCCTTTGGGGCTTGATCGGAGATGCCTGGAAGAAAGTTGTGCAGTGGTGGAAAGATACGGCATACAAAGATGGACAGTTTACCATTAGTGGACTTTTTAACGGGATCGTCGATGCTCTGAAAAATGTAGCATCATGGATTAAAGACCATATCTTTAAACCTTTCATCAATGGCTTCAAGAAGGCTTTTGGAATCAATTCACCTTCAACAGTAATGATTGAACAGGGAGGATATATCATTTCCGGATTATTCAAGGGATTTAAGGATAATCTTCCAAACGTCCTGAAGTGGGTTGGAGAGCTTCCTGGAAAGGTAAAGGATAAGCTCGGAAATGCTAAGGAATGGCTGAAGGAAAAAGGCTCTCAGGCAATGTCTGGATTTGCAGCAGGTCTTCATTCCATTAATATTCCACTGCCACATATTACAGTTTCCTGGAATAGTCATACTGTTGGACCGGTAAGCTTTTCAACTCCATCATTTGGGCTTGATTGGTATGCAAAGGGTGGATTCCCTAATATGGGTGAAATGTTCGTAGCACGAGAGAATGGGCCTGAGATGGTTGGTCGAATGGGAAGACGAAATGCCGTTGCCAATAACAACCAGATTGTTGATGGTATCCGTGCTGGTGTATATGAAGCCATGGTAAATGCGCTGGAAAGCTTCAGCGGTGGAGGAAATGGACAGAACACAGAAGTGAAGGTCTATCTGGAAGGTGATTCCAAGAAATTGTTTAAAGTGATACGTACAGAAGGTCAGGATTACCAGAAATCTACTGGAAAGCCTGTGTTTGAATAGGGGGTGGGCTTTTGCATAACAACGACGATGAATTGTATATTGATGGTGTGAAAATGCCCACCTTAAAACTGAATGGGCTGACATACAAGAAAGAAAAGATATGGTCAAAAAACACTGGTCGAGTAAGCAATGGTGACATGAAAGGTGATGTGATAGCAAGAAAATTCACACTATCCTGTCAGTGGCCGCCGCTTACTCGTTCTCAGCTAGCGGTGATTGATAAGGCTATAGATCCGGCTTTTATTAAAGTAGAATTCCGTGATCCTGGAACAAATAATAAGTTGGAGAAAACATTCTATGCAGGCACACCGACATATCCAGTATACAGTTATGCCAAAGGTGTAAAAACATATGTTGGTGTAGCCGTAGATTTGATTCAGCAGTAGGGAGGACAAAATGAAAGTAAAAAACAAAGATATCGTTGCTTTTTTAAATGGAATCGGTGGTTTTAAAGACAAAAGATTTCCAGTGAAAGTAACTTATGCGATCAATAAAAACATCAAAGCAGTGACTGGAGCAGCTGAAGCTTACAATAATACTTTTGATGAACTCCGTAACCAGTATATGGATAAAGATGCTGAGGGGAATATCAAGTATGATGAAGAAGGCGAGCCTAAGTTCCTGGAGGGCAAGAGAGATGAATTCTTAAAGGAACTGGAAGAGTTGCGTGAGATCGAAGTGGACATCGAACTCATTATGCTTAATTACGATGATCTGGAGAAATGTGATTCTGATAAATACAGCGCACTTACCGTGCGTGATATGGATGTACTGAGTATTATGATCGAGTAAGGAGGTGCCTGCATGTATCAGACATCAGAACAATTTGGAAACCTGATACAGCAGGATTCCAGAACATTTTATGCATTGCTGTATTTTGATGGCAATACGATAACAGACGGAATATCAGAGATTACAATCGAAGGCGGATCTAACAGTGAAGATGATTTCTCCATTGGGTCCGCTGTATCCAGGTATGCCAAGATTAAGATGGCCAATCCAGGAAAACGGATTGAGGGCAAAGAGATTACTGTCAAGATTGGCATGATGGTTGGCGATGCTGTCGAATATGTTCCGATGGGCTTTTTTACAGCAGAAAAGCCAAAGACAGATGAAGGCCAGATCACAGTCACTGCCTATGACAGGATGATGAAGACAGAACGTCCATTTTCAACTGATGGACTTGGAAAAACCACTGATACAATTTCTGTACTGAATGCAGTATCCAGAATCACTGGTGTAGTTGTGGTGACAGATGGATTGGACAAGATCACAATGGATCGTCCAGACGGGTATTCCTGCAGAGAAATCCTTGGATATGTCTCACAGATGTATGGAGGTTTTGCAACGTGTAACCGGCAAGGACAGATTGAAATCAGAACCTATATTGACAGTAATTATTCTGTTGATACTGGCCGTTATTGGGATACATTTGAGCATCATGACGTAACGGAGAGTATTGATAAGATTACTTGCTATACAGGTAAGGATGTAGAGGGAAATGACCTCTCAGTTAGTGTTGGTTCTGGTACACGTGCAATCAGCTTTTCCAATCCGTTCATGACACAAAGTATGCTTGATAATGTCTGGAAGACACTGAAAGGCTATACTTATATGCCTGGCACAGTAAAGATCATGGGAGACCCTCGTCTGGATCCATGGGACGTGCTTACAGTTTGCGATCTGAATGGTGAGACATATAAAGTGCCAGTTATGGACATGACACATGAGTTTGATGGTGGTCTGATTACATCGGTGGAAGCTGTAGGAAGATCTGAAGTGGAGCAGGAATCTGGATATAAAGGACCTACTACTCAGAACATGGACAGGTATTATGCACAGCTGGTTATGATTGATAAGGCTATGATCAACAAGCTTGATGTTGATACAGCTAAAATCACCTATGCAACGATTGAAAATCTTGATGTAACTAAGCAGCGTGTAGAGGAAATCTATGGAGAATATGGCGAATTCCAAAAGCTTGTAGTAACTGATTTCTCAGCAGCCAATGGTAGGATTGATGTCCTTGATTCAAATTATGCCAACATTAAGAACCTTCTTTCCGGTTCAGCCGGCATTGGAGATTTGCAGAACATCCATTTGACATCCGATAATGCGGTCATCGATACTGCTCTGGTTAGAACAGCAGTTATGCAATCTGTTACTATCGGAGATCTTTTGGCCGGTACGATCAGCACCAACAAATTCAAAATTGCATCAGATGATGGAGGCATTCAGATATCCGGTGCTACTCAGCAGTGGAAAGATGCCAATGGTGTGGTCAGAATGCAGGCCGGAAAGGATGCACAAGGCAATTTTACATTTGCCCTTTTTGACGAGACTGGCAAAGGAACGCTGATTGATGCCACTGGTGTTAAATCCGAGGCAATTGCAGACGGGCTGATCGTGAACAGTATGGTTTCTGAATCAGCGAACATAGCTGCAGCTAAGCTTGATATAGACAGTCTGTTTACGGAGATCAATAACAGCTCCAAGGTTATCAAGAGTAATCGTATCTGGCTGGATGATTCTAACCAGAGTCTTAACCAGGCATACACTAAGATGAGCCAGAATATCACTCAGATTGGAGATACTGCAAGCTCTGCATCAGATAGTGCATCAGCGGCAGCAGATGCGGCCAAGAAAGCTCTGGAAACATTAGCCGGTATCTCAACACTGGATGCTATTAGTGCATCACTCAATAACGATGCGCATGTGGTCCATACCTACACAGATGGAACCGGAGGGGATTACAGTTCCTGTTATACTGTCTTTTCTGTATATCTTGGTGATGCAGATGTATCTGATCATATTGATGAGATCAAGGCTACTACATCTCCCGGCGTAGCCGGAACATGGGATCCGAATCTCAGAAAGTATCAGGTTACTGCAATGTCCACTGACAGCGGATATGTTGATATATCGGCACTGTACGGACTGGAAGGTAAAGTACTTCTGGTAGGTGGTAAAGGCTTGGTTATTAGTGGCAAAACGATGGTAGTGAAGTCCATGGGCTCATGGATCACAAAGCGTTTTTCTGTATCCAAAGCTAAAGACGGTAAGATTGGCCTGAGTTATGACCTGAGAGCTAGTACACAGATTATTAAGAAACTGAAAGATGATAAAACACTGGAACCAGCAAATGTGACGTTCTCAGCTTTTAAAAATGACAATGGTATGGTGAGAAGTTATTCCGGAAAGTTCCAGATTGAAGAGTCAACGGATTCTGGGAAGAACTACAATATCAAATACGGATCCACATCTCCGGAGCTGATGAAGGTATATACTCCATCAAGTCTGGATGTGAATATTGTCAAGTGCTCACTATATGACGAGTCTGGTGTGCAACTCCTGGATACACAGACTGTATCGATCATCTCAGATGCTGCAGGGCTTGCAAAAGATATAGCCGCAGCAGACAAGAAGGCGCAGGAAGCTAAGAGCGCAATTGAAACGACATCTCAGGAGGTGGCTAATATCCAGAGCAGTATCAAAGGGTTTGAAACTAAACTATCTCAAACCACCACTGATCTGCATGGTGTTACAGATGGAACACTCCTATACAATGCGAAGTATCAGGACAATTGTGACGGAACTACTACGATATCAGCGGTTCTATATAAAGCTGGCAAGGATGTTACAAAAGAATATCCGGCTGCATGGTTTGCCTGGAGCAGACGCACAGAGAGTGGCGAAGTGTTCCTGCAGTATGGCTATTCAGTAACAGTAAATAACAATGATTATATGTTCGGTGGAGTAGTTATCGGACAATTCACAAGATATATACATATGGCTCTTGTCGTTGGTGGCAAGCTTCTGGTAGTTGGAAGTAAGGCTATATGCTTACAAGTAGATGCGTAAGGTGCCCGATCAGGGCACCAGAAAGGAGATAATATGGCATTACCACAGGACGGACAGAACGCAAATGCCTTGGCCACAGTAAAAGAAGTACCAACAGGAAAGAAATTGATATTTGTAGACCCAACCACAAATGAAGGCGGGATTATTACACTAGAGGATTTGACTACTCAGATACTCAAAAAATTGACATCGCAGACGTTTGCATTAGATCAGGGGACCAAGACTTTACCGGCGGCTTTAAATGAATTAAATAGTAAAACCTTGATAATCACCATGTCTGGTTTAACGGATAGCACTGGTAACATAAGAATCAACGTACCTAATTCATTTTCGAGGATGCCTTACGTTGTTACCAACGTCCGAGATAGCTTACAATGTCCTTATATTGTTATCATATCAGGATGGACACAAAACGAAATTAATTTTAGAATCCGAAACGCTAGTGATAATTCAGCGATTATTAATACTCGGCTTCCGGTATTTCAGTGTATGCTTATCGGAAAGTAAGTTATCAATAAAATAGTAAGGCAGTAAGAAACGTTGGCAATATAAAACGGGTTTCATTCCGATCGGGGCAAAATGGCATAAAAAATATTTACATCGATATCTACGATGCAAATAATTCGAAAGCAAGTTTGGCATTTTTTACAGATGGAGAAAATGCAATTAAGTTCCTTGTCAACGAGGAGGAAAAATGGAAGGTTGTGGTAAAATAATCTTCCTCTTCCCATTTTGTATAATATCGTCTCTCTGAACATCTTCCCGATTTCCATTGTCTTTTTGTAGTTTTTTAGGTACAACAAAAAGGCTGCCATTTCTGCCAGCTTCAAAAAATCATATTATTTAGAACAAATCAGGCTATCAGGCTATATACCGTCTGAATGATGCTCGGACGTTTTCCTCGCTCACCGTCACGTACATCATCGTCGTATCTGGTTTCTGATGACCTGCGTACATCTGGATTTCTTGCAGTGGAATTCCTCGGTTTCCGGCATCCGTCAGTAATGTGCGACGGAATTTGTGCGGATGAGCATGGATTTCCGTCTTCTGTCCTAATGTTCGCAGCATAGATTGAATAGCCTGCTTCCCAAGTCGGGTATGTGGCCGCTTATTGCTCACGAACAAGGCCGGGTTTGTATCATCTCTGGATAACAGATACTTATGCAGATGATATGCACAGTCATCCGTCAGGTATACTCTTCTCTCTTTCTTGCCCTTTTCCCCGTATATAATCACCTCTTTATTTCCCCAGTCAATATCTTTCCGGTTCAGTCGTACTACTTCGCCGATTCTGGCTGCTGTGCTGTACAGGAACGCCATGATTGCTATGTCTCGCTGGCACTCCGCGTTACAGCGCAGATGCTCCATTTCAGCCTGCGTAAAGGGTTTCTTAATCATTCTTGGTACCTTAATCTTCTTAAGGCGTCGCATAGGGTTCCTGCTTATGTAGCCTTCGTCTGATACCCAGGCGAAAAAGCTACTCAGGTACCGTCTGATCGTATCAAGATAAGACATTGATATCTTTCTCTGTTCCTGGTATACCGCAAGATAGTACCGAATATCGTTCGTGGTGATATCTTGCAGTCTCTTATTTAGAGCCGTAACAAGCTTAACCACGCAGTCATTATACCTTTCCAGTGTTCCCGGACTGCAGTTCTCGATTCTCTTCGAGGCAATGAAGGTCCTGAGGATTTTCTGCCAGTGAACCTCTGACGTGACAAGCTGCGTGCACTCTTCCTGTACTTCTATCCCGTGAAATTCTATTGCCAAAACATTCTCAAGACGCTGCAGCTGTTCATTTGTAAGTACGTCCTGCATTCTTCCTATTATTTTTGATTGTATACTTTCGATTTTTGTCAAAATAATGCACCTCCTATGGTCTCATTTTGCCATACTAGAGGTGTTGTTTACAAATCAATTAAATGGGAATACAAAATCATAATATCAACACAGTGTTGATATGTAAATAATCTCCGATTGACACAGAACTCATGCTAATAGCAACAGAATTCCCACCAAGGTATCCATAAATAGCCCCATCAATATACCATTCCGTACCTTTTCCAATCACAAAAGTCGTTGATTCATTTGCTGCATTGCCTGAGAAACTTAAAACTGCTGCGGAAGATAAAGCTCTTGTAATCTTTAATTTGACAGCAAGGTATACAACACGACCAACTTTTATTGATGCATTGTTGACAATAGATACATTATCTGGGACAGTCACATTAAAACGGGTGTTACTATTTTAATAAATAACTTTCATTTCAGTATTTATCTTGGTTTGGATAGACACTTTATACGCATCAATCGGTGTAATTGTGAAATCATCTGATTTTGAATTTTTTGTTAAAGGTGTAATATATATGCTTTCTGTCTCTCCTCTTGATACGAGATAGAATCCAAATACATTTGAATTTACAGTGCCCAGTATTAATGCGGAAGAATATACATGAATAGGCAAAATTGCTGTTTCGTTAGTTTTTATTGCCAGACCGGTCAGCCGGTTACTATTTAAGCATCAGCATCTTAATGCCTCCCCATATGGTTTCGCTGGCGTTTATCGTCAATGTAGATGTGTCATCACTGTATGTACCCGAAAAAGTCCTGCTTGCCACAAAGTCTGCAACTTTAATAAAATTTACTGTCCGTTTTTCCGATGCAACATCAACAAAGACAATGTACATAAATCCATTATATCGTGAAGTCGCTCCGTACATGAGAAACGATGCATAGGTGTAAGTATTAAGCTTAATATTTACAGAAAATGTTGAAAGATTTCGAATATCAATGAAGACCTTACTATTTTATTGAAGTCCAGTTAGTCCAAGCGGTATCAATAAACTGCCTGGTTATTATAGCGCCAGGCTTACCGGATGGAGAAAAAGCGATGATTCGACTGCATATCACTATCACTGCAAAAAACTTCCACTCAAAGTCGTCAATAACAGGAGCGTTTTTAATGTTGTAAGAAAAATACAACAAGGCGTAACTGTTCTGATTAAGCTTTTTTAGATAATCCTCAATATCTACGTCATGTAATCCACGTGTCAAGGGCTTACTATTTTATATGAATGCAAAATCAATCTTTTGTATAAATACACATTACCTTTACACTAACCTCAGAATCCATCATGGGAGCATATACGCTCACTACAGAAAAGTGGGCATTAATTACCGCAGTATTGGAACCAGTTCCTGTGATTGAACTAAGAATGTAATGTCTTGTGTATCCTGCTTTTACAGGAAACTCAAATTCCTTTTCGACAGTAGACCCTTTTGCAACTTTGATTCCGCTTATAGTCTGTTCTGTCGCAAAAAACCGGTTACTATTTTATCTCTTAATAAAAAGTAGACTTAAAAATGCAAAAAGCGCTATCTTCTTTGCTGGTAATCTTTAATGTACGTCCTTTTAAAGAAAGGGATATTGAATTTTGCGGTTGCTCTAATATAGTTGTTACGAGAATAACATCTGTATTATCATATGTGCAAAAACCATATAAGCCAACGCCGAAGTAAGGATGATAAACAAACATTAAGCATCCATAATCATTATCAAAAGCAATTTCCTTTGTTTGTCCATGCTTGATATGCTCAATCAGCCGGTTACTATTTTATAAAAGAAAACGACATTATAAAAAAGCGTAAAAACATGTGAGCATTTGAGTTTTTGCTGATTTTATTGTTATAGTTCTATCCGAGTTGTTAACAGTAATACCATCCGGAAGTGCTGATGTAGTCACGGTATATCCAATATTGATAGAGCCTCCGAGATAGAATACAACTATTGTTTTCTCGATTATGATTAATCCATGAGTAGCGGCACGTACATTTTTGATAGTAAGCGAATCACCAAAAACCTTTTCATACCTCAAAAAGGGGTTACTATTTTATAGCTTTGTTATGAGTTGCCAATCAGACCATTTTCCACCGTAGCAAGTTCTTGAAGCTATGACCTGTGAAGAGTAAAACATTTGCCTGTAATAGTCAGGCTGCAATAAATATCCAACCAAGATTCCGCCAGAAGATAAAAGAACAGGGTGTATTTCATCCATCATTATGATTCTGAAATAGACTGTGTTGTTCGGAATATTGGCAACATTCATTATTGAATCATCGCCTTTATAGCGAATTCCTTCTTTTATAGGAATAAAAAACCGGTTACTATTTAATATCACAGAAAGGAGGTGAGAAAAAATGAGATTTCAGAAAGAAGTGAATATTTTTGCGCCGGATGCGATTTTAAAGCGATTCCAGGCGAATGAGACAAATTTTTCTGTTGTCAAAGGCAAGATAGAGGCCTTGATCAGCGAGAGTGAAATCCTCGAATTGCAGAACAGTAAGGTTACTATGTATAGCAAACTTGCAAACGTGAAGCTTACTGTAGATTGGCTTGAGCAGACCTATACAGATATATCGTCAAAATACGATTCCGTAACCGGAAAGTATACAGACCTCGATGCCAAAGTTGCTGAGTATAAATCAGGTGTGGATGGCATGTCACAAAACCTTTCGCAGGTGCAGACAAATCTACGGGACAACTATAGTACCACAGCCACGATGAATGCTACTATCCAGGCCAAGATAGATGGGCTGTCCTCAACTATATCACAGACTTACGCCACAGGATCAGATGTTCAGCAGAAACTTGCATCTGCCGATGCAACTGCAAAAGGCTATGCAGATGCGGCAAAACAGGCAGCTGTTGATACCGCACAGGCGTCAACAAAAGAGCTGTTAAAGTCATATGCCACAGTCACGAAAACGCAGTCAATGATTGACCAGAAGGCAACGAGCATCGAAAGCACAGTATCAGCTACGTATGCTACAAAAAAATCTGTTGACGAACTGCAAACGTGGAAAACGGAAGCGTCACTGAAGATCACTGACAGCGCTATCGTATCAACAGTTACATCGAGCACAGAATGGACAAAAAAGGCAGATGCAAATACTGTAAGCGAACTGGAAACTCGTGTTAAACAAACAGAAACAGATATTACAAGTAAGGTATCTAAAGGTTCGATATCGTCAGAAATCAATCAGACAGCGCAAGGCGTGAAAATTAGCGCATCCAAAATCGACTTTAACGGTCTTGTAACCGCGAACAAATACTTCAAAATTAACGAAAATGGTTCCATGGAAGCTATATCCGGAAAAATAGGCGGATGGACGATAGGTAGTAACACTTTAAAGTCTGTTGATAGTAAGATTACACTTGATGCAAAAAACGGAAAGATTACAACAGCACAAGACAATAGTGGTAGAGTAACTACTATAACTCCAGGAAATGTGAGCGCAGGACATATAGCTGCAGTCGTAGGACACATAGGGACATCAAGATCTACGGTATCATATATCAAGATTGTTGAAGAATTCTCTGCTGGCGAAAGCAAGGATCACTCATCAATGTGTATCAATGGATCTTTCATGGCTGATGGGAAGAGTATAAAAATATATAACGCAAAACATGTAACAAGCGGCGGACATCTTGTTTTTGACTCGGACGGGAGTACAGTGGCATATTTGTCAAGTTCGGCAAAAAGGTACAAAAATCATCTCTCAAATATGACGTTGGATGAGGCGGAAAAAATTTTGGATATACCAGTTGTATGGTTTAACTACAAAGAAGGATATCTTGCTGAAGATGATCAAATGAATGGAAAACCAGTACCGGGAATGTATGCAGAAGATGTTGCGAAGTATTATCCAGTTGGAGCTTATAACAACGAAGAAGGACTTGTTGAGAACTGGAATGAACGTATGATCATCCCGGCCATGCTGAAACTTTTACAAAATCTGTACAAAAGAATATCTTAAAGAGGAAAAAATGAGAATCAGAGCCGAGCCGTAACAGGCTCTTTTATTTTACAGAAAACTGCGCCGGCGCAACAGCCGGAGAAAGCGTGAATAATTGAAAGAAATACTCACACAGACATATTTTATTGCATTACCGATCTTGTTAGGATACATTGTTTGGCTTCTGAAAAATCAGAAAAAGGACCGGGACGCAAACAGCAAAGGCACCATGCTTCTGCTTCGTGTTCAGATGATCGAATATCACTCAAAATACACAAAAGCAGGTGATATTCCATCGTACGCTTATCAGAACTTTTGTGAGATGTACGAAGCCTACCACAGGCTTGGAGGAAATGGCATGGTGACGAAAATGAAGCAGGAAATTGAAGAATTGCATATTAAGAGAAAAGGAGAATGAACATGTTTAAAAATTGCGTATTCAAACCAAGCGTTGACACTATGAAATGGCTGAAAAAAGCGGGCATCAGAGCCGTCAAGACTATAGCGCAGACCGCAGTCGGCGTGATCGGTGCTGGAAGTGTTATCTCGGCAGTAGACTGGAAGATGGTAGCATCGGCAGCAGTTGTGGCCGGAGTGGTAAGTATCCTGACAAGCGTAGCAGGTATTCCGGAAGTAGAGGCAGAAGAGGGCGAATGATCGTCCTCTTTTGAGTGAGAGGAGAAAAACATGTTAAAGATCATGGAAAAATCACAGGCCAGCATTGAACAGATGCGGGCTTATATCAGAAAGATGAATCCGAAGGTGTCCGATTCGGTCATAAAGATGATTCCTCTGTATATCACAGAAGGCGCAGCAGAAGGTGTCCGTGGTGATGTCGCATTTGCCCAGTCCTGTCTGGAAACCGGAAACTTCACATTCAGCGGATCGGCAGTAACACTCAGCCAGAACAATTTCTGCGGCCTTGGCGTGACCAAAACCGGTATGAGAGGCAACAGCTTCAAGATGCCGGCAGAGGGCATCCGGGCCCAGATCCAGCACCTGCAGGCGTATGCCAGTATGGACCGACTAAAGAACCGTTGCGTGGATCCGCGCTATACATACGTCAACAGAGGCTGTGCAGAGTATGTGGAGCATCTGGGCATCCAGGAGAACCCAAAAGGCCAGGGCTGGGCGTCCGGCCGGAATTACGGACAGAAGATCATCAATATTCTGAATAGCATATTATCCATTAAGACATCAAAAACAGAAAAGGAGAGTACAACAATGAATATCAACACAAGTCTTATCAGTAACAACAACAGTTATGCAGGTCAGAAACCGGCATATATCGTAATTCACAACACAGATAACTATGCCAAGGGTGCAAATGCGAAAGCACATGCTAAGGCTCAACATGATGGAAACTTTAAAGGCTATTCTGCACATGTATATGTGGATGACACAGAGGCATATCAGGCTCTTCCATACAACCGTGGCGCATGGCATGTAGGAGTTAACTACGGCGGTCGGCTGTTCGGTACTGTCAACAACAGAAATTCAGTAGGAATCGAGATGTGCGTCCAGGCAGGCTATAACTATGAGAAAGCTTTCCAGAATACAGTCCAGGTGTGCAAACAGCTTATGAAACAGCTGGGAATCCCGGCAGACAGAGTTGTGCAGCATTATGATGTATGTGCAAAGAACTGCCCGTCAGCAATCCGTGCAAAAGGTGACTGGAACCGGTTCAAGCAGCTGATCGGAGCTAAGACCGCCACACCGACGGTAGATAAGTATTATCGCACAAGAAAGTCCTGGGCTGACAGCAAGAGCCAGATCGGAGCATACAAGAGCCTTGAGAATGCAAAGAAAGAGTGGAAACAGGGATACACCATCTATGACTGGAACGGAAAAGCAGTGTATCCGGTACAGACTTCAGGAAAGGCAGTAGTTCTGACAGGAAAGTTTGAGGCACAGCTTCCAATCATCCGGAAAGGGAATTCCGGCGTTGCAGTTTCCGTGCTGCAGTCTGTACTTGGTGTTACCGTGGATGGCCGTTTCGGAGATGATACAGAAACATCCCTGAAAGTTTTCCAGAAAAACACAGGCGTAAAGGCAAATGGAACCTGCGGTATTGATTCCTGGAAAAAGGTGATCGAACATGTGAAGGCAAACACAAAATAACTTCCTATTATAAAAAAGTCCGGCAGGTACCCACTGCCGGACGGATATTGTATCATCATTTATGTGCCAATGTGTAGGTACATAAAGGCTACCTACACTTACTTTTGCTGGATTTTCGGATAAATATCTAAAGTAAAAGAGATGTCATCGCCATTTTTCCATGTATTTTTTGCGTTTTTAGTATAAACAGCCTTTTCTATCAGTTCACGGAGAAATCGGTTCTTTGTAGAGGTATCCCACGTCCAGTAATTTGCGAGAAGATCCTCGCACTTGGGAATAAAAGAGGAACGTTGAAACTGAAGTTCCTGTTCATGTTCAATTTCTTGCTTCAGAGAAAGAATTACTGCATCGCAGGCAGACAGCTCGGCAGCAGTAGCACGGGAGCGTTCAAGAAATTCTTCCGTGGAGTAAATTCCCTGTTCAAGAAGATCATACTGCCTTTGTTTCCTTTTCTTTAAAATATCAATTTCTTTTAATTTTCCTTGAATCATTTTTTCTCTTTCAGAAATAGAAAGAGAATACTCCTGATCGGAAACACTGTTATTTAGTCTGTAGCCATCTACAAGCTCCTGGATTCCGTCAAGAAGAGCCTTTTCAACAAGAGGAAGCTTGCTGCTTATATTGCTACAAGAACTGTATGGGCACCGGATCAGATCACCCTGTCTTCCATTAGGGGATTTACGAGTCATAACATGATCACATTTTCCACAACGAACAATACCGGCAAGAGGGTTACGAAGAACATGCAAAGAGTTAAGCGGCCGTGCAGGATTTTTGTTTACGATATCTTGAGCTTGCTGAAAGAGTTCCCTTGATACAATAGCAGGATGCCTGCCTTTGACAAGAATATAATCCTGAGCGAAAGGACGGGAGATAGTTATTTGCCCATCCTTTATATGCTTTACTGCTTTCCGACTGTTCCATCGTATCATTCCTTCATATACTGGATTTCTGAGAATTGCCTGCACACGAGAAATGGTCCATAGGCCACCATCCATGGTCTTGATTCCGGAATCATTTAATTTACGGCAGATCTTAGCCATTCCAATTCGTTCGCCGGATACTCCATGGACATATAAATTGAATATAAGCTTGACAATCTCTGCCTGATCAGGAACAGGCTGCAGTGTCCATCCTTTTTCACCAACAAGTTTTACACGGGAATATCCATAAGGCGGCTTACTGCCGCAATATTTTCCTTCTTTTGCGGAAGATTCGCGACCTGCAGTGAGACGGCGGCGAATGGTCTTGTATTCACGCCGGGACATAAAAAGTCCGAATTCAAAATACTCTTCGTCGTATTCGTTGTTTGGATCGTAAGTTTTAAGTGGAGTAATGATTAATGTGTTGGAGTATTGGAAAGATCTGGCAACAACACCCTGGTCAATGGTATCACCTCTGGCCAGACGTTCCACTTCAACAACAAGGACGCCATCCCACATACCGGATTCAACTTCACGAAGAAGTTGTTGCATAACAGGCCTTGCAGAAATCGTCTCACCGGAAACGATCTCTTTATAGATTGCCCCTACATTATAGCCACGCTTTTTTGCAAGATCCAACAGGATCCGCTCGTGTCGGGCGAGAGTTTCACCTTCGCCCCTGGCTTCAGCCTCTCGATCGGCACGGGACTTACGCAGGTAGATACATACATTTAAAAGCTCCATAATATCACCTCGGTTTAAAATATGTAAAAATGGGTACAAAAATAACGACCACACAAATGTTCTGATTGTGCAGCCGCTCCGAAGATGATACAATATTTTTGCGAATGAGGTATCTCTTAGGAGATCCACCA